GAAAATTGCGTTTATAAAAAAGGTCGCTCATTAAGGCGGCCTTTTTTTATGCTCGATTTTGTGTGTTTATTCCGACAGACAGTGTTCCCAGTACCTTTTGCCCCGTTCATTGAGCGGGGCTTTTTTCGTTAAGGACTCCCATGCGTTACGAGCCACTCATTGCACAACTTAAGCGGCATGAGGGTGAACGCCTGGATCTTCACAAATGTCCGGCTGGGTATTGGTCTATTGGTTATGGGCACAACCTGCAGGCAAAAGGTATTAGTAAAGATATCGCTAATTTGATCCTGCTGGAAGATTTGGCTGATGCTGAGGAACAAGTCAGAAAACATATTCACGTTAAGCGCTTGAGTGACGCCCGTTTGGGTGTGCTGATCAATATGGCGTTTAACCTTGGCATGCATGGGTTGTTAGGATTTAAGCAGTTTTTGTATTTCCTGAGCATGGATGACTACGAACGTGCTGCAGATGAAATGCTTGACAGCCGCTGGGCCACGTAGGTTGGCGGCCGTGCCAAAGAGCTGGCTGAACAAATGCGAACAGGGGAATGGTAATGAAAACGGCGCTGTTAATTATATTAAAAAGCCTGCTCACTAAGTTGCTCACTGAGAAAGTGGTAGGTGCATTGATCATTATGTTATTGGATTACATTGCCAGTAAAACAACCAACAAAGTTGATGATCAGTTAGTCGTTACAGTTAAGGATGCACTGGGTTATGAGTGATATGTCACAACTGGAGCCCCATGTTAATCAGCGGTTTCATGTTGAGAAGTCGATTAGTGTAGGCCACATCCTAACCACGATTGTTATGCTGGTAACCGCGTTCTCTTACTTCAATGATTTCGATAAACGATTGATTCAGGCTGAACAAAGCATCGAGTTTCTCAGGGCCCAGCGCGCTGAAGATTCAAAGCGGGTCGAAAAGCGCCTGGACTCGATTGACAAAAAACTCGACCGCCTGCTCGAAGGTCATTGATCCACATGGCCGCGGGTCCTTCTGGAGCAATCTGGAATACGGGTATAAGTGTCCCGGTTTTTTTGCAGAGCTGAGCCCCTAAGGGGGGTTATAATAATGTCTCTTTTACTATGAACAACATCAATCTTTCAGAACCAGCAGACCAAACCCGGTTTGCTCGGTTAGTTGGTGTGTCTCAGCCCAGCATTTCATCCTACATCAGCAAGGGTCGACTGACCAAAGGTGCTACCTTTGGTCAGTGGATCGCCGAGTACACCGAACATCTACGCACTGAGGCAGGCGGCCGCGCTTCATCACTGCAGGACCGGCAGGCCGCCGCTCGCATTGAAGAATCCGAAGTCAAAGCCGCCATTGGCCGGCTTGATTATTTTTCAAAGCTGGAGGCGCTGGTGATTGCCGGTGAAGTTGAGCAAGTATTGTCCGGCTGGGCAGGCTATGCCAACCGAGAATATCGCAGCGGGTTCGACAGCCTGGTGATGGAAATAGAACGCCGCTATGGCATTGAAATTGACCGAACGATGGTGACTGAATTTGTTGGAACTACAATCGACCGAGTTAGGCGCTTTGCAGAAAAATCTGCAGAGCCTTATCGAGAAAGTAGCGAGACAGTTCAACCCGCCGAGGGTCGTTAAAACTGTCGATTTTATGTCCGGTGAATACAGTTTGCCGGATGTGACAGGCTTTGCCGGTGGGTACCAGTTTGAACGGGCGCCGTATTTTTTAGGAGTGGCGGCCGCGCTTGATGATCCGAACGTGTACGAAGTCGATTTGATGAAAGCCAGCCAGATTGGCTGGACCTATTTTATTATCGGCTACATTTTAAAGCGCATCAAAACCGACCCGTGTCCTATCCTGGGGGTGTTTGCAAAAGAAAAAGACGGCAAGGCGTTTCACGATGAAAAGCTGAAAAAAACCGTTGAAGCAAACCCGGAAGTCATGGACGTGGTCGACGTGACCACCTCGCGCGCGGCGGGTAATCGCTGGGATTTTAAAAACTTCCCTGGCGGATTTTTAAAGTTGGTCGGATCCAACTCACCGGGTAACGTAAAATCGACCTCATCGGTGGGTGTTGCCTTTATCGAGGAACCCGACGATACCAGCGACGATGTAAAAGAGCAGGGCGATGCTATCGGCTTAACCGAGGAGCGGTTAAAACGTTACGTCGGGAATAAAAAGTTGATCGTCGGCGGTACGCCAGCGGTTAAAGGGTTTTCAAAAACCGAGGCCCGCATTGCCCAATCTGATGCGCGGGTGCTTCCTGTGGTGTGTCATACCTGCGGCCATTCCCATGTGCTCGATTTTGACAATGTCGAGTGGCCAGGCAAGGGCAGTGATGATGTGCCGGTCGACCCGGCCACCGGTGAGGTGATGACCGAGCGCCATGAGGTGTTTGGGTTTAACGATCCAGAGTCTGCCGTTTATGTTTGTCCGGATTGTGGTGATCACTGGGATGATTACCAGCGCCAGAAAAACATCGTCGACACGGTTTTTAACGCCATGGATAAGGGCGACCCGCTGTGTGGTTGGGTGCCCACCCGAAAAAGCAACGGCGTTGCCGGTTTTACTGGGTTAAGTGAGTTGTATGCATGCGTCCCGGGCACCTCGCTGTCGATGGTTGTGCGTGAATACTTAAACGCTAAGCATCGCTCAGAGCTCGGCGACCAGTCGATGATGATCAAGTTTGTTAATCAAAAACTCGGCAAAACCTATGAATACGAAAGTGATGCGCCGGAGGCCGATGTGCTGGCCGAGCGCGTCGAGGATTACGCTGAATTGACTGTCCCCGCGGGCGGTCTGGTCCTCACGGCCGGTGTGGATGTGCAAAAAGACCGTCTCGCGGTCATTATCCGGGCCTGGGGTCGAGGCGAGGAAAGTTACCTCGTTTACTGGGGCGAGTTGCCCGCTAAAAAGTCCACCACGGATGTGAATGATCCGGTCTGGCGCGATTTGCACAACCTTTTATTTTCCCCAATACCCCACGAAAATGGGTTTAGCCTGTCGGTCACGGCGGTGAGCATAGATGCCTCAGACGGCAACACGTCAGAACAGGTCTATGACTGGGTACGACCCCGGCAAAAATACGGGGTTATGGCAATTAAGGGTGCGTCCAATGACACCGGGGATCGTGAGATTTATAACCGACCCAAAGCCATTGATCACAAATCACAAACCAAAGCGGCCGCTAAAGGCCTGCATGTGTATCTGGTTGGTACCCAGCGCGCCAAGGATTTGCTGATTGGCGAAAAAGGGCGCGTCTCACTTGAGGGGAACGGCCCGGGTCGGATGCACTGGTATGCTGGCGTTCGCTCTGACTATTTCGAGCAGTTAATGTCAGAGGTGAAAATTCCGCACCGTGGCAAGCTGCGCTGGCAGCCAAAAAGCGGCGTCAGAAACGAGGGACTGGATTGTGAAGTGTATGCACTGCACGCCTCCAGGCACCTAAAAATTCACCGCTGGTTACCGTCAGCCTGGGATAAGTTGGAAAAAACGCTGATGCAGAAAGATTTATTCCAGCAACCCGAGACGCTGGAAATGCCGTCGACCAATCAGCGCCGCAGCCGAATCATTAATTCTGGAGTTGAAATGTAATGCCGGGGATCACACTCGAAGTCGCACAAGCAAAACTAGAGGGCTGGTTAAAAGCTGAGGATATGGTCAGCCGCAGCCAGAGCTACTCCCACGAGGGTTTAACGCTGACCCGCGCCGATGCCGATCAAATTACCGCTAAAATTGAATACTGGAATAACTGGGTGCAACGTTTATCCGGTGGTCGTCGCCGCGGCGTGTCGCGGGTGGTGCTGCCCTCATGAAACCGAATTTTTTAGACCGTGTGGTCGGGTACTTTAACCCGGTCGAGGGGATGCGCCGAGTCCATGCGCGCAACTCGATGTCTGCCCTTGGCGGCTTTTCTGGCGCTAAGAAAACTGGCGCGTCTTTTAAAAACTGGCGCACCACGCATAACAGCGCGGATGCTGACTTAATCCCCGATTTAAAAACGCTGCGCGAACGCAGTCGCGACCTGGAACGCAATCACCCGTTGGCCCATGGGGCTATCAACACGGTGGTCAGTAATGTGGTGGGCGGTGGATTAACCCTGCAAAGTGCCATTGATGGGGATTTTCTCGGATTAGATGATGATGCGGTCACGCGCTGGCAGAATCACGCTGAACGTGAGTTTCGATTGTGGTCAGAAAGTCAGGATTGTGATCTGACCCGGACCCAAAACTTTGCCGGCCTGCAGGATTTGGCGTTTCGCGGCGCCTTAACCAATGGTGACAGTTTTAGTTTGTTGCCCTCGGTTCCAGTCAAAGGCATGCCGTATAAAACCCGTGTGCAAATGATTGAAGCCGACCGTGTGTGCAATCGGGATGATAAACCCGATAACAATAAAATTGTGGCCGGCATTCACCTGGATGAGCACGGTGCGCCGGTCGAATACGATATCTTAACCGTTCATCCAGGTAGTTTAAAACGTGATAAGCGAGCCTGGGAAACCTATGCGGCGTTTGGCGCAAAAACCGGCCGGCGCAATGTCATACACTTGTTTGAGCGCCGACGGCCAGGCCAAAACCGGGGGATGCCGTATTTAACACCGGTGATTGAGCCGTTAAAGCAGCTCGGTCGCTATACTGACGCGGAATTAATGTCGGCGGTTGTGTCCAGTATGTTTACGGTTTTTATTAAAACCGAGGACGGGCAGGGCTCTATGCTCGGTCCAGAGTCGATATCCAACGCCGCCAGTCAAAAGCACAACACGCCGCGCGATTACTCGCTGGGGACCGGTAACATTGTCGAGGGATTACCCGGTGACAGTATCGAGATCATTAACCCCGGCCGCCCCAATTCAGAATTCGACCCGTTTGTATATGCGATTTTAAAGCAGGTTGGTATTGCGCTTGAAATTCCCCTTGAAGTGCTGATGAAAAGTTTTACCAGCTCTTACAGTGCCGCTAAGGCAGCACTGCAAGATGCCTGGCGTTTCTTTCTGCGCCGCCGTAAATGGCTGGCCAGCATGTTTTGTCAGCCCATCTATGAGACCTGGTTGACCGAAGCTGTCGCCATTGGGCGCATTAATGCGCCGGGTTTCTTTACTGATCCGATGATCAGAAAAGCGTATTGCGGGGCAACCTGGCACGGTGACGGCATGGGCTCACTCGACCCACTCAAAGAGGCCAGCGCCGCCGAGAAACGCATGGACATTAAACTGACCAGTCTCGCCCAGGAGAAAGCGGCTTACGATGGCGGCGACTGGGAGAAAACCGTGCGCCAACGTAATAAAGAGTTGGCGAACGGGGGGCAGCCTGCCAATGCTGGCAGCGCCGAACCCTCGCGGTCAGACGATGACGCCGACGACAATTCAGGAGCAAACAATGCTACGTAATTATAGTGACAAGTTGTGGTCCATGTTGCCGCGATCGCTTGATTCAATGTTAAAAGAACAGGCCCTCTACACCGAGAAAAACGCCTCAAAGCCCGAGGCGTTTTTTATGCTTGATGATTTTCAGGCGGCCAGGCCGATGCAAGTAATTGACGGGGTCGCCGTGATCACTATTGAGGGCGTGATGGCCCGTGAGGTGGATTTTTTCACCCAGTTATTTGGCGGCGGTGGCACGTCCACGCGAGAAATTATCGAGCAAATTAATACTGCCGTGAATTCTCCGGCGGTCAATAGTGTGTTGTTGGTGTGGGATTCC